TTGAGCCTTTGCTTGGAATGAAAAATGCTGAGCTTTCCTATAGGGCCAGATGTTCTGGTGTGTCAAATAAACTAATAAATGTGTTTATATCGCTTGGTCTTAAGGAGAGTCATGAACGTGCTAACGTAACTGCGGCTAAGCTGAAGAAATTGCGTATCGGAAGTGGGAATTTGTCGCTTAAGCAAATAGAGCAAATGCGGGTAATGGATTATGTTGCATATGAAGCAGTTCCTACAAACTCAGTCTTATATAAATGCTTAGTAAAAGTAGCTTCTGATGTTGAGGGCATGACAGTTAAGCGTCTGACTCGATTGTCATTTAATGAACTTAGAATGAAACTGCAAAATAATTCTCATGCTTCAAAAATAAGAAAGTGGTTATCTGATAAAGAGTTGATAGCCTTGCATAATACTGTTGGAAAAAAACGTAATGTTGTCGGTATCAGTCAAGCCAATAAGTCTAAAAGTAGAGTCTACAAAGACCAACCAACTAAGAGTGATTCAATAAAAGAAGTGAAAGATATCGCAAACGAGCAAAGGCTTTTGAAGATCTTTAAACAAATAGACAAAGCACAGAAAGATACAAAGAAGCAAGAAGAGACATTAGAGGAAATGCGTGGAATGCAATATAGCCAGCAACGCGATTTGGATGACTTAGAACGTGATATTAGGACTTGTAAGAATCTTATGCTGTTCACACTAACAATAGCCATAGTTACAGCTTTATATTTAATAGTTTCTAATTTGACAGGCTTAGTTTAAGTTGACAGTGTGAATAAGTATTTACACAAGGCTGATGTATTGCCATTAATCGATGACTTGCTAAGTCAGATGAGGGCTGCAAATGATTCCATCGATGATGGGCAGCTTATAAAGGCTTCACACCAATTAAGTGTTGTTCAAGTCTTTATACGTGAGATAATATCGCTAGTAAAAGGTAGTAAGAAAAGAAGAAGCATGAACGATAATAATATTAAGACGGTGCCGGAGATAAACGTAATCGTAGGTAAGAATATACAGTACTACCGTAAAGCTATAGGCATGACACAAACACAGCTTGGTGAGGCGCTTGGTATTGTTCATCAGCAAGTGTGTAAATATGAGAAGGGAACAAGTAGTATCACTGCAGTAAGACTGTTAGACATAGCACGGTTATTTGGTGTGCAACTAGAAGATTTTTACAAGGACAAACTATAGTACCATTGTTGTTGCAATAGTAAGCTAGTTGTCATAAGCTTAAATAAAAAGGTTAGTTTATGATACTTGATCTAATTAAAATTGGCGGCACAATCCTAGACAAGATTATCCCAGACCCTGTTGAAAGAGATAAAGCCAAACTTGAATTACTTAAAATGGAAGAAAAGGGCGAATTTAGTCGTCTAAAAATGCAGATGGAGACTATCACTGCAGAAGCTAAAGGTGAAAGTTGGATACAACGCAATTGGCGCCCTTTAACTATGCTAACTTTTGTTATATTAGTAGTAGCCAAATGGTTGGGACTTACAGCACCTGATATAACTGCCGAACTAGAAATGAAGATACTTGAAATTATTCAAATTGGACTTGGTGGTTATATTGTCTCCCGCGGTGTAGAAAAAAGTATCAAAGAGTGGAAAAATAAATAGCATATGGAAACATAAAATGCACTTTTGGAAGATCATATTAGCAGTATGGGCTGTATTCCTTATACTTATTGCTTTTTTCGCATACTCAAGTACTAAGCATCAAATGCATAATCGTATGTCGTGTATCAATAATCGTTTTTATGTTCAACAATTGCGCATTGATGAAGCGCGTGAGAAATGTTCTGGATTCATTAACAACCGTATTGAAGGCAATATACGCTGGAAAGAAAACATTAATTATCGTGCAAAGCATATATGCTACTTTGTAAATAAAAAAGATATAATGGTATATCAAAATAGCGATCTTGAAATAGAAGACAAAGAGGGAAATTGGCACACATACACTTATGCATGCCATTATAATTATAAACTAAGGAAGCCAACATTTATCGATTTAGACCGTAAAGAAGAGAATATATATTAAAGAAGTCCAGCTTTTTCATACTCATGCTTCAATACACTAAGATTGCGCATCTTGCTTCTTTTCTCTTTTTCAAAAACCATAGTCAGGTAATGTATAATCTCCCATTCGCTAGTGCACTTTATAGCAAATTCAAGTAAACTGCCACTTACACCAAATGCTGCCTTTAAAGTAATCTGCTCTTCCATCCATATTTCAGATGTTTCCCATTTAATGACGCTATCGCGTGAGCAAATAATTAAATTGCCATAGATATTATACTTATCCGCATAATATTCGGCATATTTTTTTATATGTTTACCAGGTTCACAATCTAAGTGATGCATTGTTTGTATCAGTCCCCCTAAATAGGGGCTTATTCTAACCTCCATCTTTTTTCCTCAATTCTACTAATCGGTTATAACAAATTTCAATGGCCTTATATACTTCAGGCAATGTCTCTCTCCCATAATCTTCATCTCCATCGTTTCCACTCTCCAATACGATAGCAACAAAGCGTGATAGAACGTCCAGTGTAATAGTTCCACATTGCCATGCAGGCACTTCGTTGTTATTACAGTTAGTAACAAAGGTTCCAATGGCACTTTTAAGCTTACTGTGTAACAACTCAGCATCTTCAGCTAATTCTGGGGTTAGCTCAATGGCCTGATGTTCATCAGTCATCTTTGACCTCATCAGCATTCAGATTGCTAATAATTCCATCAAAGACCTGAACAATGAACCCATCCATGTCAAATAGCTTAGATTGCTTTATATACTTAAAGCTATTTACAAGCATTAAAGCTTGGGCTTCTACTAAGGCGCATATCTCTTTTACACCTTCATCTTCATCATGTGATAACATCATCTCCATTGTAGCCTTATGATAACGTTCATAATATTGCAAGGTAAGTTCATAAATAGCTTGTTTCATTTCTTCATATGATTGTTCCATCGTTACTCCTTTATTAGGTCTGTTGTAGGTTTCCAAGAACTTATTCTTTTAGTTGCATCCTTATAAATAGTGGTAGCTTCATCTAAAAAGTCTACAAAACTCTCACTTGTTTCAGCTCTATTAAAGCCATTCCTGAAAGCACATCCTGTTTCTTCCATAGCCTAAGTCAAATTTCTCATTTTTGCATTTACAATTTGCATAAAATATTCTTTAGTCATCATTTCGTACTTCCTCAATCTTTAATTGTTTTGCGATTAATTTTTGGGTTACTCTTTGGGCAATTTCTTCTATTTCAACTTCTCTAAGGATTTGTTCTTCGATAATTTGTTTTATTTCATCGAAACGGCAGTATCTCGCAAATTTCAACCATTTATCTTTGTCTTGATAAAGGTCGATTCCATTTGCCAATAGAAGCCTTACTATAGGTGAATATGAATCAACATCGATGTAACCAAAGTCATCATAAGAACGGCGTGCGTCTGAAATTGTTCTTTCCAGAGCATAACCATTGTCAGAATTTACGTCTGCACCTTTTGTAATTAAAAACTCAACAGCTTCTATATGCCCATTGCCGCATGCGTACGCTAAAGCTTTGTCCATGTCTTCTTGTGTAAACTCGTGTTTATCCAAAAGGTCTATCATTAAGTCTACTTGATTAGCAAGGGCAGCCTTCTCTAGAACTTTATAGTCGGCAGCGAATATATCTATGCCGTTTTCAATTAGAAATTCTAAGTGATAATATCTATCTGACTTAACTGCCTTGTCTAAAAAATAGGTTGCATATTCATTAATATCAACGCCTCGTTTAATAAGGCACTCAGCAACATTTAAACTTCCATATGTAATAGCTACTTTTATTGGCAAGTTTCCCGAAAAGGATAAATCAGCGCCATTCCTGAGTAAGTAAGCTGCAACCCATCTCTGATCAAATTCGGCAGCTACAAGTAAGGCCTTATTCACATCCGTGCCATGATCAATCAAGCGATCTAATATTTTATCTTTCTCCCTCACTTTCCAATCCATAACATCTTCAAGTGCACAATTTGGGTCAGCACCTTTTGCTAACGCCTCATCAATACCTTCCAAGTCCGCCTTTTTAACACAAGCAATCAAGTCAACGTTATATTGCTTCTGCTTTTTCTCCTTTATCTTCCTAAACCAGTTCATCATTTATCATCATGTTAACTGTATTTCTTATCAAGCATATGTTGCTGTACTTCAAAGTACTCATATATACGCACCATAATACGTAAACGCCAATCGTCATAACTCATTGTTGAACTGTTTATCTTGTCGTGCAGTTTGTTTAATCTTTCTTGGCTAATAGTCATTGTGTTTCCTCCAGTTGGTAATTAGCAAAAGCCTTGCAATTGATCGTAACACCTATCAACTAACTCATCGTATATAGAGTTCCATACTTTTTTCTGATGGATGTACTTTAAGCCCTCTTCGCTTTCGCAAAAAATGCCGTAAACATCAATCTCAATCTCAACATCAAATGTAAAGGGAATCTCATATTCATAGATAACACTGTTACCCTCAGAATCTTCAATCTCTATTAGATAATCTATATGCATTGGTTGGCTCATTTATTTAGGTTATATAACCAATTTATCCCACCTAAATTATATTGTCAATAATATAGTTAGTAATTAGATGAAAAAATATCATTTAATATGTAGTTGAAATTGTTGTAGTATTTGACTACCCTTATTGATGGGCAACTATTCATCCTCCAGATACGTACGGTTGCCCACTATAAACTATAGAAGGGGTAATATGGCTTTAGAGAAATATAAGTTAAATGGAGAGGACATACAAAAGCTGGTTTCATATGGATGTAGCATTGTCGAAATAGGTGATTACTTTGGATGTCATGAAACGTTAATACACAAGAAGTATTCAGAATTCATTAAAAAAGGACGAAGCGACCAGAAGATTAAGCTACGTAAGCTACAATGGGAAGCTGCTAAAAAAGGCAATATTACAATGCTTATTTGGCTAGGCAAGCAGATACTTGGTCAAAAGGAAAAGGTAGAAACTGAGACGAAGAATGTCAACATTGATGCTAAGGATGATCCAGATATTAAAAAGGATATGATGGATTGGGCAAAGGCCTTTGTTAAACAAGATAAGAAAGAAAAGAAAAAGGAAGAGACAAAGGTAGATGGCAAATAAGTATGATACCGCAGTAGATAGACTAGAACTTGCTAAGATGCTAGTTTATTCATTTCGGTATTGTATTAAAAGAACCGGTTACGTTGTAGTAGATTGCGCTAATATGCTAGAAGTATATTGGGATGATATACCTAAGCCATGGAGGGCGTTAATTAAAAGAGAGATCAATCATGCTTTTGATGACTACGCTATTAACAACAGGCAGGATAAAGACCAGTGGCAACGTGTATTAAAATATGGCTGTGAACATGAAAATTGATGAGGGAAACGACATGAACATTAATGTGCACTTTGATATGCAGGATGAAGGCGATAAAGGGTTGGTACGTATTTATGCCCAGGCTCAAGGCATGTATGTTGTATTAAATAGAGTAAGTACTTATTTAAGTATGCTTAAGAAGCATGGAGATTTGGACGGTGAATGTCTAATGTTATTAAACGATATTACAAAATCATTCGAACGTGAGCTAGACGCATACAAGGTTAAGCTGTGATCGGTATAATGCCTGAATTTGTGTTAAAATGTTTTGTTTGGGCTTTGTTTACAATTGCCATTATTGTTGGCTGCGTTGTACTTACGATTGCCTTTGCTATCACAATTCTATATTGCACTATCTTTCTTATATTTGAAATATTACACCCACAAACATGGAATAAACGCAAACAGAATGAATATACTTGGTTTAATGAGCCATGACGGTTGCTAAAAAAATGGTTGTGCTTGGAGTTTAGATAGTTAATAATGCTTATAGGTACGTCGTCATAATAGGCCGAACTATTATGGCATTGATATGATTGCAGGACAAGATAAGCAAGATACTGAGCAAATAGAAAAACAAAATCATGTGGGGTCAAATGGCCAATTTGATGACGTACCAGTTATTCAAGAAAACCGACCCCATATGGTTGCCACTAAGGCAACCGAAAACTTTCATGTATGTGAATTTAAGCAAGAATCCATTAACGATGATGGAACTTTCTCAGGGTATGCATCTGTATTCGATAATATTGACTTAGATGGTGATGTTATCGAGCGTGGCGCCTTTAGAAAGTCACTTGAGACGGGAAAGAAAATAAGACTTCTTTCACAGCATGATCGTAAAGAAGTATTAGGTGTTATTACTAACGCATTTGAAGATGAAAGAGGTCTTTTTGTTGAAGGTAAGTTGACACTAGAAGTTCAAAAGGCGCGTGAGATGCGCGCCCTTTTGAAAGATGGCGCAATAGATAGTTTTTCTATTGGCTTTGCAATTAAAGAAGATACTTATGATCGTGACAACAATGTTCGTATAATCAAGCAAATTGATTTGTTCGAAGTGTCATTTGTTACATTCCCTGCTAATCCAGCAGCCAATGTAACAAGCATTAAGGAAGAAAAGACAGTTAGTGGATTCCAGGCTAACTTGCCAATTGCTAGTAGGGAAACAGAATGGGATTCTGAAGCTGCTATTGCACGAGTCCGCAATTTCACAGGTAGTGAGGACTCACCTAGCACTGCTTATCGTCGTGCTTTCTTATGGTTTGATGGTAGTGCACCCGAAAACTTCGGTAGTTATAAATTGCCGTTTGTTGATGTTATTAATGATGAGCTAACAGTTATCCCTCGAGCGCTTAATGCAGCTAATGCGGCCTTAGGTGGTGCGCGTGGTGGGGTTGATATCCCTGAAGCAGATAAAAGTAGAATTAGGGCTAACATTGAGCGCTATCGTGCAATGCTCGAAGAAGATTCAGCTGATAAGCCTAGAAAGCCAAAGTCAGCAGAAGAGCTAGAGTCTGTAAAAGATGTAGAGCGCTTTTTGCGTGCCAAAGGCTTGAGCAGAAACGAGTCTGAGATTGTTATCTCTAAGATTACACAGATCAAGCAGGGTGATCCTGTGGAGGAAGACGCAACAGAAGATCAGGGTGAGCCTGAGAGTGAAGATGTGTCTAAACATTTCGTTGAGTTAATCAACGACATGAAAACTTACCATATGTTAAATCAATTAAAAAAGGAAATCAGTAATGTCTGAAGAACTTATTAAAAGTAAAACTGAGGAGTTGGCAACTTTGTTCCAAGCTACTCAGGACAAGATTGATGCCGTTGAAAAGAAATATGACGGTCTTGATGTTGATGCTATTAACCGTATGACAGCTAAAGAAGCTGAAATCGGTGAGCAAATCGAAGTTGTTAAATCTGAGTTAGAAGCTCAGAAGAAGCACGCTGAAGATTTGGAAAAAGCTATGAACCGCCCAGGTGCTGGTGCTGGTGCTAAAGCTGATGAATTCGCTAAATGGTCTACTGCTATGGCTGGATATATCCGTAAAGGACATGAGCCAAGTGGTGATTTAGTTGAAGAAATGGCAGTTAAGTACAGCAACGAAGTAGCTGGCTCAGAAGATTCGAACATCATCCGTGAGTTCAAATCTGCTAACCACAGCGGCGAAGGCTTCTATATGCTTTCTAACGAAGATAAGCTTGCCCTTAAAACTCTACAAGTTGGCGTAAACCCAGATGGTGGCTACTATGTATTCCCAGAGCGTGCAAACTTCACTGTTGACCGTAACTTCGAAACTTCTCCAGTTCGTCGTGTTGCTAACGTAATCCAAGGAACTGCCGAAAGCATCGAAATCGTTATCGATGACAACGAAAACACTTCCGGTGGATGGGTTGGTGAAGTTGATAGCCGTGGCGACACAGCTACAGCCCAAATCGGAAAATTGACTATCCATGCTCATGAGCAATTTGCTCAGCCTAAGGCTACTCAAAAATTCTTAGATGATGCTGCTATCAATGTTGAGCAATGGTTACGCGATAAGACTGATGATATCATCACTCGCACTGAAAATACTGCTTTCGTAAGCGGTGACGGTTCGCAAAAGCCTAAAGGTTTCTTGAGTTATGATGCTTGGACAACTGCCTCTACTCCAGCTGGGGCTAAAGGGGTTTATGAGCGTGACGCTATTGAGCAAATCGACTCTGGTACTAGTGGTCAAGTTACTTTTGATGGCCTTGTAACTATGCAGGGTGCTTTGAAAGAAGTTTACCAAGGGCCAGCAGTATTCATGCTGCAACGTAGCGTTTGGACTGCTATTCGTTTGTTAAAAGATAATGAAGATCGTCCATTGATCGACTTCAATCTTTTGGCTACAGGTGGTGGTATGAACCTTCTTGGTAAGCCAGTTGTGTTTGCTGATGACATGCAAGCTCCTGTCGCTGACAGCCTAAGTGTTGCTTATGGTGACTTCGGACGTGGATACACTATCTACGATCGTCTTGGTCTTCGCGTTCTTCGTGATCCATACACCGATAAGCCTTTCGTGAAGTTCTACACTACCAAGCGTGTTGGTGGTGCTGTAACTAACTACGAAGCTATCAAATTACTTAAGCTTACTGCTTAGTTTTAATACGGGGGGCGGCATAAGCTGCCCCCCACAATAGAAAGGATAAAGATTATGTCTGTTAGAGATATTCGCTCAAACCTAGAAGGTCAGTTGGCTTTTAATGCTACAGTTGCTACTGATACCACTACTGCTGGTACTATCATTGATACTGCTGACTATGATGGTGGTGTTAAGTTCGACTTAATTGCTACTGCTTATACTGATGGCACTTACACTCCTCTACTAGAAGAGTCTGATGATTCAGGTATGTCTGGAGCTACTGCTGTTCCTGATGCAAAAATCATTGGTACTGAAGCTGGTGCAGCTATTTCAGCTGCTACAGCAACTACAGATGTACTAAATTCAATCGGTGTTTTCGCTAATAAGCGTTATATCCGTTTGAGCATAGTTTCAACTGGTACAACAACAGGTGCCACAATTGTTTCAGTTGCTCAAAAGCAACCTGAAGTAACGCCTGTTGCAGGATTGTCTGCATAGTTGAAAATTTGAGGGTGGCAGCTTCCCCCAGCCCTTGCCACCCTCTAATTTGAAAGGACACGATATGAAAGTAGAAATAACAAAAGATGCAAGCTTAGCGATTAGCCCGCGTGAAGTTAAGTCATTTGCTTGTGGTGACGTTGTATGCGATGCAACCATTGCAAAAGACAAATTAGAGAGGCTTATTGAGCTTGGTGTTGCTAAGGAAGTAAAGGCAAAAAAAGTGGAAGTTAAAGAAGCTGAGCCTGAAAGAGAAACAAAAGCTGATAATCCCGTTGTGGAAGACAAGTCAGCCAAGAAAGTGACAAAAAAGAAGAAAGGTAAATAGACATGGGACTAGCTACTCAATATGCAGGCAAATCAATTGAAGCAATTACCGCAACTATTAGCAGCGGTCAGTCAATTAGTAGTGCTGTGCCTCTATATGGTGCAACTGCTATTGGGTTCCAGTTGCCAGTTTCATTCAGTGGAACAAGCATAACTTTTCTAGGAAGTATGGATAAAGGCGTTACTTTCAAAGAGGTACGCGATGCAACAAACACTCCAATTGCTTACACAGTAAGTGCCTCGGGAAGTTACGAGCTAAACGCAAACACATTTGTACCTTATGATCAGATTCAGTTAGTAAGTAATGCAACTGAAGGTGCGGATACGGAAATCTTAGTTAAGCCTTACGCGGTGTAAATATGTCGTTACTTACGTTATTTGCAGAAGGTTTTACAAATCCAGGCCCTCCTCCGAGTACTGCAGATAATTGGGTGACAAAGGGTGGTGACAATTTGGTAACGAAGACGGGTAACAACCTTGTCTTTAAAACTGGTGGCCCAGTTATTGTAAATAATTGGGTTACTAAAAATGGCGATAATATGGTCACTAAAGGTGGTGACAGACTGATATTTAAATAGAAGAGGTTTTAAAATGGCTGACTTAAAAATTGCAGATTTATCAACGGCTACTTTAGTAGGCACAGCAGAATTTGCTTGGGACGATGTAGGACAAGCAGATACGCGTAAGCAGTCTGTTACAAACTTATCAACGTTTGTTCTGCAACAGACAGCCTCTAATGTGAACATCACAGGTGGTTCAATTGCTGGTATTACTGACCTTGCCATTGCTGATGGTGGTACAGGTGCTAGCACAGCCGCAGGTGCACGCACTAACTTAGGCTTAGGCACTGCTGCCGTTGCTGATACAGGAACTGGAAGTGGTAACGTACCAGCCTTTACAGGATCAGCCGAATTAAACATTCTCGCTAACTCAGGTTTACTGTCAGAGATAACAACGCCTACTAACCCAACTGCTAATAACCTTAAGGTTTATGCTAAAGATGATGGTGGTGTTACTAAGCTTGCAGTATTAGATAGCGCTGGAACGGAAACTATTCTTGGTGCTGGTGGTGGAGGTGGTGCTACTAACCTTGCTTTTGCAAACAGAACTGCTACCCAATATGATATTACATCTGATACCGGAACAGATGCTACCGTAACAGGTGCAACTGGAACACTCGCTGGCGCGATGGTTGCTGCCGATAAGTCTAAGCTAGATGGAATTGCATCGGGAGCTACAAACAATACAGGTGCATTAGCTGATCTAGACACTGTTGGGACTGCACAGATTGATAACGACTCAGTCACACTTGCCAAAGTACAAAACGCTGTTGCTAATGACAAATTGCTAGGAAGTGGAAACGCTGGAGCTGGCGCAGATTATGTCGAGCTGACACTAGGAACTAACCTTAGTATATCTGGCACTACGCTAAACGCTACAGCGGGCGCAGGTGGTTACGCAACTATCCAAGAGGAAGGCGTTGGGCTTACGGCACGTACAACTATGAATTTCATTGGCTCTGCGATCACAGCGGTTGACAATGCAGGTCAATCAAGAACTGATATTACAGTTGATGCGATTTCTGCATCAAGTACTGATACGTTGACCAATAAAACTTTTGATGCCAATGGTACGGGCAATAGTATTAGTAATATTGATGTAGCTGATTTGGCTGACGGCACTGATGGATCTATTATTACATGGGACAACACGGGTGCCCCAACTATTATTACTCCAGGTGCTCCGAGCCAAGCCTTATTTGGCAATGGTGGTGGAATTGAGCCTACATATAAATATCTAGGCGAGGTAAGCGTAGGAAACTCTCTTGGTCAGAATATTCTTACATATACAACAAGTGGAGCACCTGTAAACTACCTTGATATTGCTAACGCTAACACAGGAAATGCAGTCGCTATTTCAGCTTTAGGAAGTGATGCAAATATTGACCTTGATTTACAAAGCAAGGGAACAGGTGATGTAACAGTAAATGGAAATGCTATTAAACTTGCTGGAAAGCAAACTATATGGCTTCCTGCGACTAGTATGACTAGTGCTGCCATTAATGGCGCGTCTCAAAGTTCATTAGTAACTACAACTAACGCCGTCAATATGACTACTTTAGACTTCGACGACACAATTGATGAGTATGGGCACTTTAATATTAGTTTCCCTAAATCATGGGACGAAGGTACAGTTACTTTCCAAGTTTACTGGTCAACTGATGCAGATACTTCAACCAATGGTGTTGCCTGGGCTTTGCAGGCCGTTTCATTATCAGACAGTGATCCTTTTGATACTGCTTATGGCACTGCAATTACAGTTGTGGATAATAACCAAAGTGCTGCTAAAGATTCTTTGATATCTTCTGAAAGCACTGCGGTAACAGTTGCGGGAACTCCGGCAGAAGGTGACAACGTTCAATTCCGTATCTTCCGTGATGTAAGTAATGGTAGTGATAACCTAGTTGGCGATGCTAAATTAGTTGGTATCAAAGTATTCTACACAGATAATGCTGCAAACGATGCGTAAGGGGTAAATAAATGGCTTCATTTGGAACAAGAGTTGGTGGATTTGGGGGCAAGAAGGTGAACTTCGATGATCCCACTTCCTTAAGTGGTTGTCAGCTTTGGCTAGATGCTAGTGATGTAAGTACATTGACTGAGTCAGCTGGCGCTGTATCAGCATGGGCAGACAAGAGTGGTAACGGCAATAACTTTAGTCAAGCCACTGGTGCAGAACAACCATTGACAAATGCTACAAGTCTAAACGGTAAAAACACTATTCAGTTTGATGGAATTAATGATAATTTGGCAGCTGCTAGTAAAGCTCCCTTTAACTTCTTGCATGAAAACGGTGATCACTTTGTTTGCGTCGTAGCTAGAACTGCATCACAAAACCCAGATGCATTGAATCCATTAATGGGTAGTTTTGACTCAGGCGCTACTGAAATTGGATATATGATGGCTTCTGATGATAGGTCGGGAAGTAGTCGTGATCAGCGTTTATTAGTAAAGGCTGGTAACACTACAGGTACAGATGGCTATTATACATTGCTTACCAGTGATGATGCTATGCCATTAGGAACAGCATTTGTAGCGTCGGAAAATAAATCAGGAAGCGCCACTGTAAATGCTAATACCTTTTTTATGAATAATGACACTGGTGCGCCAGTAACTGCAGTTAACCCAGCCACCGCTGGTGATTCTGCTGACGTTCTGACTTTGGGTAGATTAGGCACACTTGCAACTTTCCATTTTGGTGGTGATATCGCTGAGGTAATTATTTACAACAGGTCGTTAACTAATGAAGAGCGCACAGCTTTAAATACATATTTGTCTGTTAAGTGGGGATTGTCTCCATTGAATTATTCTGGCATCACAGGATGGTATGATGCTAATGACAGGCAGACTATTAATACGGGTACACCTGCCGATGCTGACCCAGTTAATACATGGTTGGATAAATCTTCAAACGGCCGAACACTAACGCAGGCTACAGGGGCGAATCAACCATTGTGGCAAGAAGACATACTTGGCAAACAAGCTGCGCTACAATTTGATGGAACTAATGACAACATTAATGGCCTATCTGGCTTGACGGGTAACGCAACATTGACCGTGTTCATTGCTGCGCAGGGAACAGGCACAGGAGCAAGTGAATATGTGCCCTTGCAAGTTGGTAACCAAAACTCTTCAGCACAAATGTTAGCAATCAATAAGGATAATAGAGTTGTAGTAGAGGCATTTAGGGTTTTTGTCTGGGCACAGGCGGTTATTCAAGTTTCGCCAAGTGACGAAGATTTACATGTTTTCTTCTGTGAAAAAGAGCCTGGAAATGACCCAGTCTTCCAAGTTGATGATACATTAGGCAGTGTCGCAGCGAGCGGAGCGGCATTAAATCTTGCAGATTCATTATTCATTGGAAGTGGTGCAACTAACTCTGGATCTACACCAAACCGCCATTTCGAAGGATTTGTACATGAAGTATTAATATTTAACAGGAAACTAGATGTTTCTGAGAAACAAGATATAATCAATAATTATTTCAAACCTAAATATACTAATTCTGTTCCTCTTACTATTCCTAATTTACAGGCTTGGTTTGATGCTTCTGATACCCAAACTATAAATAATGGTGCAGCATTGTCTGATGGTGATGCAGTAACAGACTGGCAAGACAAGGCGGGAACTGCAAATGGAACACAGGGCACAGGAGCAAATCAGCCAACCATACGATTTAATCAATTTAATGGTAATGCCGTAGTAAGATTTGATGGAACCGATGATTATATAGATATAACTGGCTCTCCTAATTATGGCTTAACACGTCAATTTACGGCATTTGTCGTTAGCAATAGAACTAATGGAGCAACTGGTGTGCCTTTAGTGGTCGGTGAGCGACAAGGAGCTGGTGCAGGAACTAATCTTGGAATTAGATGGGATTCAAATGGTGCAGGTGCAACATATTCAACAAGATGCAATACTAAATATAGTTCAGTGTCGAGTAATTTAGTTAGCCTTACTGGGGGAGATGATAATAACTTAGAGATTATAACTTCGGTTCGTGAGGCTGATGATGATTTAGCGATTTATAATAATCGTGAATTAACATCAGCAACGGACGTCGGTATCAATGCGAATGTAGATTTCACTTCTGCAAACTTAACAGCAATTGGCGCTGGGGCAAACGAAACATCTGGAACGGAGCTACACTTTGGTGGCGAAGTCTGTGAGATTTTGCTGTATGACAGACAGCTATCGGATAGCGAACGGTTTCAGGTTGTATATAATTATCTAATTCCAAAATGGTTAGGGAGCACTTACTAATGACACAAACTTGGCTTACATTCACAAGCGAAACTGATGGAAACAATGCCATTGCTCTAATTAACATAAATATGGGTTTGCCAAATGCTCATACTACAACATGGGCAAATCTGTTGCATTGTGCAAACGATGCAGCAAAGTGGGCTTTTCAGAAGCCAGCGAATGAATATATGACAGGTGTAGTTAATTATACTGAAGAGCCTTTTGATCCAGGCTGGAACCCATCAGAAGAGTAAGGTAGGTCGTTATGTCCTTTGATTTTGATATTAACAATGTATGGAATCTTGTACTTGGTGTAATGGCATTAGCTAGTACAATCACAATGATCACCCCAACTCCCAAGGATAACAAGGTAGTTGCAAAGATTTATAAGGTGATTGAAATCGTAGGCTTAGTTATTGGTAGAGCGAAGGATAAATAGTTATGGCTAATCTAGTTGATTTTCTTGTTACTGACCCTGCACTCCCTGATTGCAGAGCTTGTAACTATGACTATCAGTTAGTAACACCACCTACGCAGAATCCTGTTAGCCTGGATGAAATTAAGATGCAGCTTAACATCACTGGTACACAAGATGATGTTTACCTTAGAAGTCTTAATACTGCAGCAACCAAATGGGTAGAAAAGTATATTAACGAGGTACTGGTAACGCAAACATGGGCATTGTTTCTTGATTGCTGGCCTAATAGCAATGAGATTGTTATTAAGAAGCGTCCATTGCAATCAGTGACAAACGTTAATTATTACCCTGCAGATTGGAATAAGTCTGATCCACGTAGTACTTATGCTGCTACAAACTATACAGTTACTGAAGCTACACAAGGTAAAGATGCGCTTATCTTTAGATTTGCTGATGCTAGTTGGCCAGATTTATTCCAAATTAGACAAGCTGTGCGTATCGAGTTTATTGCAGGTCAAGAACCAGCAGATATCTGCGCTGACATTAAACAGGCAATTGCAATGATTGTAACCTTCCTCTACGAAAACCGTGGAGATTGCATTGATGAAAGCACACTGCCAGGTGCCATCTTTGGTATACTGAATTTAAACAAAGTTTATAACGTGGGATGTTAAGTGCCAAAATGCTCAAAAATACAAAGACCAAAGACGACGATTTGTGCAGGTGCTTTGCGCGAAACCATAAAGCTGCAACTTAGAACACAAGTAGCTCCAAAAACCCAAACAGCAACAAGCTCAATGCAATTTAACTGCTTACAGGCTGTTAAGGCGATGGTAATAACCAAGTCTGGTGTGGACGCGTTCGACGGAACGAATACCAACAGCTTGTTTACCCATGAGTTTACTATCAGATATATTACAAATATAGACACTACATCTTTTGTCGAATATAACTGTAAGTATTTTGATATAGATCGCATTATCAACATTAACGAGGAAAATCGTTATTTAACCCTTATTTGCACAGAAAGAGGCACCAAGGATAAAAAGGTGAATTTTAGCTAATGGCATTTGGTTTTAAGTCATCGCCGAATAACAGAAAGGTGATGTTACAAATAGAAGAACTAGAAAGATTAACTAGACGTGGAATACGCCAAGCATTTTATCGTGTAGGTAAGGATGTTGTTGCTAGTGCTAAAAAGAGCATATTAGACAAGCCCAAGTCAGGTAAGACCTATATCGTTTACCGTGGAGGTCGTAAGCGTGTACATCAATCATCAGCACCAGGTGAAGCACCAGCAAACTTAACTGGAACATTACGTCGTAGTATAGATTTCCAGGTGCATGGTTCCAGTGAGTTGGAAGTGGGAGCAGAGACGCCATATGCAAGAAAGCTTGAACTTGGTGGACAAAACCTTGAAGCAAGGCCATACTTGATATCTGCAATTGACAGCGAGGAGCGTAATTCACGCCGCCACTTTGAAAAAGAGATTGAGAAGGAGCTAACAAGAAAATGAAAATAGAAGATATCGTATTTCAGCTTCATAACGTATTGCCTGATCAAACCACTTTGTTTACTGAGCAACAAGGTATCGGTAGTATTACTAAATCTGGAACTACTGCTACAGTTACTACAACGGGTTGCCATACTGTACAAACAGGTGAGTATGTAAACATTGTAGGGGCAAAGAATGCAGTTACAATCACTAGCCTTACCCGCGTTGGAACGGTTGCTACAGCAATAACTAGCTCAGACCATGGGTTAACACAGGAATTACCACAGTATCAAACGCAAGTCGAAATACAAGGTGCAGTAGAAAGTGACTATAACGGTATCAAAGATGCTGTACTGCCACCTGAGGTTATTATCGAGTCAATTACCCAAGTAAATAACGTTGCGACTATTACGACACGTGATGACCATGGCTTTGTTGCTAACACAGAGTTCTTTGTGAGTATTACGGGTGCAGATCAATACCAGTATAACGGTAAGTTTGCAGTACAATCTACGCCTACTTCAACAACCTTTACTGTAAACATAAATGGCAATCCTGTATCTCCTGCAACAGGTGGTACTATCCGTACACAGGCGGTGTTCAATCGGTTCGTCTTTTTCTATACCGTAGAGAATGCACCGACTACACCAGCGACAGGAACGATCCAGTTGTTGCAACCGCAATATTTTAATCAAGGTTATGCTGGAAGATTTGCAGCAACAAGAATCGACGATACACAGTTTACGTATGAGCTAGATTCGGACAATTCCCCAAGTTTGTCCAGTCCTGCACAAGGAACCATTGTTATGCACCGTTCACCACGTGTAACAGGTGCTGTTAACATTGAACGTGCACTTGAGGCCTACACAGCGAGGGAAGCAAATGAGCTTTGGGCTATAGTAGTGCTTGATGATGAGTTTACGAGCAAGGATAGAAATACGGTAAATGATTCAACTGCAACTATTGTTAAAGGCAGTGATCAATATAGACTTACTGAAATAAGGCCATTTAGTGTTTACGTGGTTACACCAAGTACTGAAGAGTTGCTGGGCATTGATGCTCGTGATTTGATGGTTGATGTAAAGAGGGCCTTGTATAAAAGCCTGCTTAATGTGAAGTTCCCAACTGATCTGACAGAAGACACACTGGGTGCTGTTATTCCGACGACTAACGGCTTCTTTGGCTGGGCGAACGCTTATTATGTGCATCGATTCCAGTTTGAAACCCAATCTGATGTAGTGCTCAATGATGCGGTTGATCCAGATTATAACGTAGCGTTCCGTTGCATTGATATGACTATATGCAACGATTTACGCCCAATTATAACGCAAGATTCTTTCAACTTAGACACAACTAGTTAGGGGCGCACATGGATAAGATACAAGTTAAGTTAAACATGCCATTGCAAGGTTTTGCAGTCGGTCGCATAATCAATTTGGAAGTCGATGAAAACGGCACAGTGAAAGATTATTTTTGGCGACGAAGATTACAGGATTCAGTGATTGACAATTGTGTTGAAATTGTTGAAGATAAGAACACCGAGGTTAGAAAAATAAAGCCAACTAAGGTAAAACGGGATAAAAGTTCATTAGTATTGGATGTTAAAAAATAACAACCAAGATAAAGTATTGCTATGCCTGTATCATTACCACAAGTTACTGTAAATATTATCCCAGCGACTACTGAACAATCAAATGAGCCACAAAGAGTATTATTCGTTGGACAAAAAGTTGCTGGCGGAACTGCCACATCTGGTGAGCTACAACAGAATATCCTGAACAATAAGCAAGAAGATATGCTTTTTGGCGCTAATTCTATGCTAGCTGGCATGATTCGTGCTGCTAAAGCTATCAATGAAGAAACACGCTTTGATGCGATTGGCTTAGATGACAATGGATCAGGTGTTGCCGCAACAGGTTCAATTGACTTTAGTGGAACTGCGTCAGAGGCAGGGACATTTACAGTTTCTATCGGTTCTTCTGTCAATCATACTTACTCTGTTGCTGTGGCTAACGGTGATACTGCTACTGTTATTGGTGATGCGCTAGAGGCATTAGTAAACGCTGACACTGAAGTACCTGTGGCCGCTTCAAACACGACAGGCACAGTAACTATGACTGCCAATAACGATGGTGAAGACGGAAACAAGATTGGTCTTAAAATTTCTGGTACCGTTGCAGGGGTAACACCTTCAGTGACTGCAATGCAAAATGGTGCTAATAACCCAACTCTTACTAATGTGTTTGATGTTGTTGGTGATCTTCGTTATCAAACTGTTGTATGGCCATCTACTTATGATCGTACAGAGCTTAAATCTTTCTTAGATAACCGCTTCAACGTAACAAATGATGTTTTAGATGGTGTTGGCTTGGTAAGCATCACCGATACGTTTAGTAACTTACAATCAGCTGCTAATGCTGAAAACAGTCAGTCTTTATTGATTCACGGCAATAGAACTGTCAACGAAACGCTAACTAAAGGTTCTGCTATCTTTGAATTGGATAACGTGATTGCTTCACAAATCGCTGCAATTCGTTCTTTGCGCCTAACTGAAGACTCAAATATTGCTCAGTACGTTATTTCTACACAAGGTGCTCGTGACAGCTTTGGTGGCCCAGCAATTGCTAGCTTACCTTACTTCAACACGCCTTTTGCTAATCTTCCATTAGTAGATGTTGGTCAAGAGTGGTCTAGAACTGAAACAGACAGCTTAAAAGCGGCTGGCGTAACTATTATTAATCCAAATACTGCTCGCAATCAAATGATTGGTGGTGAGTTCGTAACTACGTATAAAACGAATGCAAATGGCTCTCAGGATGTCACATTCAAGTTTATGAACTATGTTGATACAGCTTCGGGAGTTCGTGAGTTCTTTGTAAACAACCTTAAATCTCGCTTTGCTCAATCTCGTTTGACTAACGGTGACGTACAACCAAACAGAAGTATGGCCAATAAGCAAATTATCGAAGCTTACCTGGATAGCTTATATATCAGACTTGCTAGCGATGATTATGTTCTTACACAAGCTGGAGAAGCTGCAATTAAGTTCTTCAAAGACAACAGAGATGTAACGTTGGATATTGCTGACGGTAAAGTCACAATTAACATGAAGACGCCAATTGTCACTCAGCTTCGTGAAATCGTTGCAACTATGCAAATTGTATTCGATACAAATAATTAGAGGATAGAAAAATGGTACAAGCATTAACTACACCAACAGTAACAGCAAACAATATTACAGTTGCTATTATCCCAAATACATTTAGCTATACAGAGGGCTTTGGTGAGCAGACGTTGCGCGTTCAAAATGCTGGTGGTGGGAGCAACCAACAAGTATTTGCAAACAATGCTGAAACTAACTTAAGTGGTTTTAAGTTTTCTATGCTTAATACTGCTGAAAACATTGATATCATTCGTGGCTGGAAGTCAAATGGCAATGCCAATACTTTTACAGTTACAGATGTAGATGGTTTTGCACGTAGCTTTAATAATGCTGCACTTACCATCGATTATGAAGTGAACTTAGGTGCTGACACTACAATTGACTTAGAGTTTATGTCAGACGCCGCAGTTTAGGGCAACTCTTAGGGGGTAAATTATGGTACAAGACATACAAGTACAAGAGGTTGAATTTAACCTCAAGAAAGCGATAACTTTTCATAAAGATGGTGCATCGCAAGAAACAAAGAAACTATTCTTGCGTGCACCAAGCAATAGTCAAAAAAGACAGTCACGAGTATTAAAGCAAATATTCACAAGAGCTTTGAATGGAATGACGCAAGGCAGAGGTGACGGAGCCACGCAGGAAGAAACCAGAAAAGAATTTGATGTTGATCGTTTGAAAGCTGCATTTATTGAAGCCGAAACACCTGCAAAGGAGCAAAAAAAGATTTTAAAAGCCGTAGAAAGTACGGAAGAAAAGGATGCAATGGATGGAAAGCAAATCATTATGATGCTTTTGATGTCTGATGTTGATTATAACGACGCATTCCCACATTTGAAAAAGCTTTTAACGGGTGGCGCGTGCGAAATAGATGAGGGTGTGCCGTTAACAGCCTTCCATTACGATCAAATTGACATTGATGACGAGGACAAGTTATTAGGGGAGTACTTGCACAATTTTTTGCTTACATCCCTGATAGACGACCTGATGTAAATACATCGTTCACAGAATACGATGTGGATTTCATGATTGCTAACCTAATGGTTTTTTATAAGGGCGCCATTTCTTACCATGAACTTAATTCATTGCCGATAGATAGATTGTTGCAACTCAATAGTTTTGCTAGTAAAATTATACAAAAAATAGAAGCTACTAACAAAAAATCAATGCGGAAGTAACATGGCATTCAATATAAGCTACAACATACAGGCATTTGACAAGTTCACCAGTCCTGCACGGAAAATTGCAAGAAGTGTTGAGCAACTTGATACCAAGTTTGACAAGCTCAATCGTAGTATGAAAAGAGCTAGCCAAGGTATGAAAGAACTTGGGCAAGCTATGTCCCTAAAGGTTACAGCCCCATTGGGATTGTTAGGTGGGTTTGCCTTGAAAGCTGCTGCCGATCTTGAGTCGTTAGAAGTTTCTTTTAGTACCATGGTGGGAAGTGCGGAAAAAGCACAAGATGTTATTAAGTCACTAACCACATTTACAGCACGCACACCTTTCCAATTAGAGGGAGTAGCAAAAGCAGCCAGGCAACTGCTTGCAGCTGGAGTCAGTGTTGAGAATATGGAAAGCAAGTTGAAATTCCTCGGTGATATTTCTGCAGGTGCTAATGTTCCATTGTCGGATATGGCAGCGATCTTTGCAAAAGTTAAAAACAAAGGCAAAGCAATGACAGAGGAAATCTTGCAAATGAGTGACAGAGGCATCCCAATTATTGATGCCTTAGCCAAAGAGTTTGGCGTCACAAAAAACCAGGTTTTTGATTTGGCACAAAAAGGAAAGATTAGTTTCGACGTAATTGAGAAATCATTACGTAAAATGTCAGAAAAAGGCGGCATATTCTTCGATCTTATGGCTAAGAAGTCTGGTACTTTAGGTGGATTGTTTTCTACATTAAAAGATAATGTCTTTTTAGCCTCAAGTGAGCTTGGAAAAAGCATTGTGACCGTATTTGATTTAAAGACAAAGATGTCAAGTTTAATAGCAACCATACATAGGGCAACAGAGTCATTTAAAAGCATGTCTCCAGCTATGCAAAAAACAATTATTCTTGGTGGTTTTATTATTTCTACCATAGGACCTTTATTAGTTGGCTTAGGTCTACTTATTAAATCACTAGCGTTTGCTAAAACTGCTGTAGTTGTTTTATTTGCCCCGTTAAAACTAATGGGAATGTTGCTATTGACAACAGCTGGTCGTGCAAAGATTGCCGCAATTGCTATGTCGCTCTACGGGAAAGCTACTAAGATAGCAGGCTTTGCTATGGCGGCGTTTAACCTATTCATGAAAGCTAATCCTATAGTACGTGTCATATCTTTGATATTAACTGCTGTGGGTGCATTGGCAGCATTCGCGCAAGAAGTTAAAAGTTTCCTTTCTCTACCTATTGCTAAACTGTTTGGTGATAAAGCGGAAATCGAACAGACTGTGAAAACTAATGGTGTAGCAGTTGATAGTGCTCAGGCAGGTCAACAATCACAGTTCAATGGAACGCTTAATATTAATGGTGCGCCTCAAGGTAGTACTCTTAGAACACAAACAAACGAGCCCAACTTCAATGTTGGCTTAAACTTAGCGCCAGTAGGAGGATAGATGCCATTATCAGAAAAACTACTCCCAGGTTCATATAAAGGCGCGCCATTTTTAATACGCAGAGGGGATACGTCAGGAGGCAGGAAGACTGTTACTCATGAGTATCCTAATAGTGATCGTCGTTTTGTTGAAGATTTAGGCTTATTGCAAAGGAGCTTTTCGGTTGAGGCGACGATCACAGGAAGTAATGATGATTATCTGCAAGTAAGAGATCGGTTAATTGATGCGCTTGAATCGCAAGGTCCAGGTTTGCTCGTTCATCCATTCTTTGGCAATGTGCAAGCGAGTGCCATTAGCTATAGCTTGAACGAAGATATTACACGCTTAAACGATACTAGCATTACTATCAACTTCCAGCGTTCAGAATCCAATATTTTCCCTGAAGAGGGTAGCTCCAACATTAGTAAGATATCTGGCCTTAGAAATGGCGTATTTGATTCGATCCAAGGAAACATAAGCAATTTGTTCGAGGTCAGCCGCTTTGATGGTACGAACTTTGCTGATGCACAATCACTATTAACAGACGTAGCTACTGCGTTCTCACAGAATCTTGACCAGGTCACCAATGACACGGTAAAGCTAAGCTCTTTCCAGGTTATCGTTGATGAGTTTGTCGATAACATCAATGCTAACATTCTTGATCCCGATAGTTTGGCCGTAGACTTTGTCAATCTATTTACTTCTGCTAACGAAACAGCAGCGACTGCTACCGATCAGTACAATCTGTTTAAGCTCTTCTATGATTTTGGCGACGATGATGTTGTTATCGTGCCCACTACAGTATCCCGAGAGCAAAGGCTGGAAAACCGCAATGTGATCAATACCAGCATGCAAATTGGAGCACTTACCCAGTCCTATGCTGCTTCGTCATTGCTTACGTATGAGAACAACCAGCAATTAACAGAAACCAGGCAAGACTTAGAAGATCAGTATCAAAAGATCATTGAGAATGATCTAAACAATCAGACTGACACACGTTTGCAATTAACGGCAACGAGAAATGAATCGCGTATCTTCTTCGAGAAGGAATCTGTCAACGTCCCACGCTTGTTAGATGTAACGACTAGGCAAAAGCCACTTACGGTGCTGGCTTACAGCTTCTATGGTGATACTGACAGAGTAGAGCAGCTAAACAATCTAAACCAATTTGAAAACCCAACCTTCGTGCAAGGTGATGTAACTATATTGACGGGTATCGATGGCCAATGAAGTTTTTCTCGAAGTTAATGGCATATCCTTTGAAGGGTTTTTAAGCGTATCGGTAAGTCGGTCTATCGAAACCATTTCCGGTACTTTTAACTTTGTTGCTACAGTTGATAGCAATAACAGCTTTCCATTTAATGTTGGTGACCCTGTTACGGTTAAGCTTGATCAAACACCAGTCATAAACGGATACATTGAGAAGATCGATGTTCAGTACGGTGCACAGGCGCATACAATTACAGTTTCAGGTCGTGACAAGACTGCTGACATTATAGATTCAAGTATTGATGAGAACCTCACATTCGAGGGTACTATCACATTGCAGCAGATCATTACTAACGTTCTTGGTAGCCTAGGCATCACCGATATTAGTGTTATTGATGAATCTGGTGGTATTGATCCATTTACTGATAAGGAGCGTGAGGCAGGTGGTATAGGCCTGCCAGCATTTGAGTTTATTGAGAAGTACGCCCGTAAGCGCCAGGTCTTTTTAACCACTGATGGTGACGGCAATATCGTCATTACACGTGCCAGTGGCAATGCAATTAGCACAGAGCTGCTAAACGAATTGCGCGGTGCATCGAATAACATCCTAAGCGCAAACTGCTCTTTTGATTTCTCTCAGCGTTTTAACAAGTACATTGCAAAGTCACAGCTTAATCCGAGTATTGTTGGCAATGATGGAACTACTACAGACAGTACAGCCCTAGTTAATCAGAAAGGTGAGGCAACGCCTGATTCAGAGATAAGATCAACAAGACAGCTGGTCTTTAATGCAGAAACAAGCACACCGAGCCAAACAGCGGCTGATAGGGCTACCTGGGAGGCCAATATTAGACGCGCGCGTAGTGTGATCTACCAAACAACTGTTTTTGGCTTTGTAGCGCAAGCTGACGGCCTTGTCTGGCAGCCCAACTACCTTGTGAAGATTAATGACCAGTTTGCCGATGTTAATGCGCAAATGCTAATTAAGTCGGTTACCTATAACAAATCATTACAGGGTACGACTACAACAATTGATTTTGTAGTTAAAGATGCATACACTTTACAGGCGGAGCAGAACGCTGTAGAGGCGACTGCTAATCAATTAGGTGGGAGCTTTACGTAATGCTAGGTGCAAATAGATTACAAAATATGATAAGGCGTGCTGTTAAAACCTTGGTTAAGACAGACGACAATCAATATTGCGTGCATCAGGGCAACTACAACGGCAATACGCTAGACTATCATGAGATATACCCATATGGAACAGCAGGGATTGCACCAACTGGCTCTGAAGTTCTTATGTTTAACATTGAGGGGCACGAAGAAAACAAGGCAGGAATAGCGGATAAGTCTATTAAGCGCTTTAAGGGGCTTGTAGAGGGCGAAGTGGTGCATGGCAACCCATGTACTGGTACAAAGCTCTTTTACGATGCAGAAGGAAACCTCAACATTACTGTTGTTAACAACGAGGTAATAAACATTACAGGCAATTCGACGGTAAATATTGGCGGTAATAGCACAATTACTGTTACTGGTAATGTTAATGTGACCGCTAATGAGGCAACAGTAACAACAACTGGGGATACAACGATTGATGCCCCCAATGTTTTAATGACAGGCAATTTGTTTGTTGATGGTGACATCAATGACAATGCACAAACAAATACGAAAACTATGGCCGATATGAGAACGACTTATAACAGCCATACTCATCCTGGTGATAGCGGTGGAACCACCGGCACACCTAACCAACCAATTTAGAGGTAGATCATGGCCGGCAATGTTGATGTTAGCTTAATTAAGGATGACGAAAATATCTATGACCTTAACATAGAGAACGGTGATTTTGTAAGTAATGACAGCTTTGAAACGGCTATTCAGATGAGTATTTTTGGTGAAGTACGTGCTGATCGATCGGAAGTGCCAACGCCTGAATTCAGGCGTGGATGGTGGGGAAATACTACTAACCGTGTCGTTAATTACCAAATTGGAAGCAAGATTTGGCTATTAGAGCAAGCAAGAAGAACGCCCACGACATTAAATCTGGCTATTGATTATGCACGTAATAGTTTACAATGGTTGATTGATGATGGACATGCTACTAATATAGAGGTGTCTGGGGAATTTACTGATGAAGGTGTAAGATTAAACATTGTTATCTTTAGGCCTCAGGATAAGGTGCAGAACTTTACCTTTGATCTATGGGATAACACTACAACAATTTAAGGACGTGCTATGCCTATAGAGTTTCCAGAAAATCAAAGTGAGTTAGTTAACAGATCGCGTACAGATGTGCAAGGGCAGTTGCCAGCTTTGAATCCATCGTTGCGTAACAGTTTTATTGATGCGATGGTTGTTGCGACATCAGGTCGTAACTTTGAGTTTTACCTACAATTAGAAGCTTTGTTACTAGAAATGTTCCCTGATACTGCAACAGGTACTTTCCTTGAGCGATGGGGGGAATATAAAGGGGTAACGCGTAATCCAGCTACACAAGCTAGTGGTAACATCACGGCTACAGGTAATGTAGGTTCAAATATTCTTGCTTCTACACAGTTTCAAACGTTAGATGGTGCTGTTTATACTTCTGATTCTTTGGTCACGATTGCCGCCAATGTTTCTAGTATAGTTAGCTTGACTAGAAGCGGCACTACAGTAACGGCAACGACAGCAAGTAACCATAATCTTGCAAGTAACATTGAAGTTACTATCGCTGGTGCTGTTGAGACGGAATATAACGTCACTGCTAGCGTTGTTGTTACAGCTGAAGATGAATTTACCTATGAGATTACTACAACGCCAACTACTCCCGCTACAGGAACCATTACAGCTAATTATGATTCAGTAACTGTCCCTGTAACAAGTGCTAGCTTTGGACAAAGTGCAAATGCAGATGCAGGCACGGAGCTTACTTTATCAACACCAATTGTTGGGATCGACAGTAATGCATATGTTCAGTTTGGTGCTCTTGCAGGTGGTACAGACATAGAAAGTGATGAGGATTTTAGAGCACGTGTATTAGAGCGTTACCGTGAAATCTTTGCTTTGTTTAATGCGGCAGCTATTGAGGCACAAGCTAAAACCAGGGCAGGTGTGACAAGAGTATTTGTGCGTGAAGCCGGCAGCGTTTTAGATTCTGTGGGATTAAGTGGCATTACAAGAAGTGGAAATGTAGCAATCGCTACCACATCATCCCCTCATGATTTGGAAAGCGGAATGCAGGTAAGCATTGGTGGTGCAGACCAGCCCGAATACAACGTAATCAATGAAATTATCATTGTAGTTGACGATACTACCTTTGCTTACCCTGTTATTGGTGCTCCCGTGACGCCTGCCACAGGAACTATCGCATATATACCTACGGTTCGCCCTGGACAGACGGTCATATACTTTACTCGTGATAATGATGAAAATGTGATACCAGATGCAACTGAGGTTGAGCAAACAAAAGAAACCATTGCAGAAATTAAGCCCGCACATATGTCATTAATTGATCTTATTGTGCGAGCGCCAGAGGCAGTTGTCGTTGACTTTAGCTTCAGTTCTCTGTCTCCAAATACGTCAACTATGCAAGCAGCGATAACTGCTAATTTGCAGGCGTTCTTCGAAGAGGAGACGGATGTTGGTGAGGATGTAACGGCTGACGACTATCGTTGCGTTATCAATAGCACCATTGATCCAGCAACTGGAACAAGTCCGACAGGATTTACTTTAACGACGCCCACAGGAACGATTAGCGTAGCTGATAACGAGCTACCAGTCCTTGGCAACGTAACATACCCGTAGGTTGATATGGAATTTGAACGCTTTAGTAAGGAAGATCACACACAAGCATTGGCTGACTTCTTGTTTGACGGCAAATTAAGTTTAGCCAAGAACATTGAAGACACTAACTTACGTAAGCTCCTAATCGCCTTTGCGTGTGAGTTCCAAAGAATCGAAGATAAGATTGCAACAGTCTCTGAAGAGCACTATATTTTTGAAACTACTTTGCTTATCGAAGAATGGGAAAGTGCCGTTGGCATACCAGACGAGTGCTTTCCTATCGCTGATACTTTAGAGGAGAGACGCAATAATGTAGTAACTAAGCTTTGCTCAGATGGAATTGTGACGGAAGAAGATTTCTTGCGCATTGCACAATTGCTTGGTTATGACGTCACCATAACGCCACTAATCGATTTAGCTTACCCACCCTACTGTGTGCCTTTCATTCCTGTGCGTGAAGAACAGGCGCATTTTACCATGGTTGTTAGCGGTTTGGATGTGGTTGATAACTTCCCGCCATATGATGTTCCATTTATTCCTCTTGGCGTACAAGGTGTTATCCAGTGTATTTTTGATAAACTGCGCCCTGCAATGAGTAAGAACCTTTATGCCAATATCTGTACAGGTCTATAACTAAAAAACAGTTGTACTAATAACATTATTGGTTAATAATGCTAAGTGGTACGTTATCATATGTGGTCGTAATATAGTGAAATAATATTATGGCTGTTAAACAATCGGTATTTATTGATAATAATCCCCCAGCATGTGATGCGCTGTTTTTAAACTCCGTTCGCTCTGAAATAAACAATACTATTACACAATCCGGTCAGTCATTAGACGTAAGTGATACATTTCAGCTTAGTAAAGCAATCTCGCAAAATTTAGCCATTGGTACCTGGTATACTGATTCTGGCGTTGCTGACGCTTATGTTCTTAGCATTACTGGTAGCCTGCAAGCGCCAATTAATTATCAAGATGGTATGTTAGTTCGTTTCCGTCCTGGTAACACAAACACAGGTTCATCTACTGTAAACGTAGCAACACTAGGCGTTAAAACAATCAAAAAAGAAGATGGTACAACAGACCCATCAGGTGGTGATTTACCACAAGACCGCGATATTTTGTTAGCCTTTGATTCAGGCAATGATGTTTTTAGAATTGTTGTTGTTGCTGGTGCTGGTGGCGGCGGCGGTGGTGGTACCGTAACAAGTGTTGGTAGTGGTGTTGGCTTAACTGGTGGGCCAATTACAGGTTCGGGCACACTAGACGTTGACCTAAGCACTCTTGTAACAGAAAACACAATTGATGGGGCTAATGATACTATTTCATTTTATGACAATAGTGCTGCTGCAATGCGTAAAACGACAGTTGATAACTTTGCAACTGCTATTGGTTCATCTGGTGCTTATACAGAACTTAGTTCCACTGACTTTTCTGGTGTTACTCAAGTTGATATTACAGCCAATATTAATAGTACATATAAATTATATTTGCTAACACTGAGTAATTTTACAGGGACTGCTGGGGGATCAATTGACGTTAGAGTGAGTAGCAATGGTGGATCGACATACGCTTCAAGTGTAAATGATTACAAATGGCGCTTTACTAGCTCTGAAACGTCAGGGAGCGACTTTATACAGAATGATGCAACAACTGCAACGGCTGTAAGGGTTGCAACTGCTTTGGGTAGCTCTGCTAGTGATCATGCATGGCTTAATATTTATATGTCAAACCCAGCAAATGCTGCAAAGAAAACTAACTTTCGATGGGACGGATCGACAGTGTCATCTAGCCTTGGAAAGGCATATAACCAAGGAACAGGTCATCGTGAAGTTGCTGAAGTTACAAATGCTATACGTGTTCTTTTTACAGCTGGGACTATGTCAGGAACATTAACTTTAATTGGGATTAAATAATGACAAAACTAGCTATAGACAATGATGGTAATGTAGTAGAAGTGTCTGATGACACACCTACAAAAGTGAAAGATGGTATTAATTATTTGCTTACATCAGAAGAGCAAGCTGAATATGATGCAACATTACAGGCTAGTATTTTGCCAACGGCACAAGATTCTAAGATTGTTGAGTTAAAGGCATTTTTAGACACCGATGGTGCACGCAATGTGACACATGAGGGGAATACTGTACGTACAAGTGAATATTCAGTTAATGGCAGTTCTGCAAAGCGCAATAGTAGTATTGATATTATCTGGTACTATGATAACGATACAAGTGCAGTTCTGACTCCAACACAAGTTGCCGATCTAAATAATATTGTTATTGCGCGTGATCAATATTTACGTGATTATTACAATCAGCAGAAGGCAGCAATTATGGCATTGTCAGATGTAAATAGTGTAGAATCATTTGATGTAACTGCAGCTTGGGGCCCATAAATGTCATGTCAGGACAACGACAACGTACAGTTGATAATCTATAAGGATACGACGTTTATAAGGAACTTGCAGTTCAAGGAAACGACGATCGACACGTTGACGGGAAATATTAGCGAAGCGCCAATTGATATTACAGGCTACACGTTTGATTTGCAGGCACGGACAAGTGTTTCAAGCACAACAATTGCATTTCAGTTTGATACGGTTGGCGACAAAGAGGGTGTGATCACGCTAACTGCGCCTACTGAAGGCAAGATTGAAATTAAAATGACGGATACAAATACAAGTAATCTTACAGCTGGAACTTACGTATATGATTTACAATGGACTGATACCAGCGCTAATGTAAAGCGGTTGATGGCTGGCGATATTATAGTAAGGGAAAGTGTGACACGGTAATGGAATGGATATCAAAATATATGACATCACCCCAGGGCTTAAAATCATTGATGATTCGGTCGTAATAGCTGAAGTCAATTTTTTTGATAATATCATCCCGCTTACCGAGAAAACACGTAAGATACTTATTAATGATACTTTTTTTATAACTGTAATTGATGGTGGTACATACTAATGGTACAGACAATACTAGTAAAACGTAGGGCGGGTTCTGGTGCTCCAGTAGGCGGAACCTTTGGTGAAATCTCTTATTCGGCAACGGATAACATCTTTAGGGTGTATGATGGTACAGTTTGGCAGGGGTTCGCCTCATTAGACTCCCCTGCTTTTACAGGTACTCCTACAGCTCCAACAGCAGCTCCAGGAACCAATACAACGCAAATAGCAACGACAGCATTTGTGCAAGACGCCGTAGCTGGTAGCGTTGAAAGTATCGACTGGAAAGAATCAGTTGAGCTTACTTCTGATGCCAATACTAATTGGACAACTACTGCCACAGCCAACTATGTGACTGGCACTGGCATCTTGACAATAAGTAATCTAACTGCTGGTGTCTCGCGAGGTTTAATTGATGGTGTGGAGCCTGTAGATAACGATCGCATTTTGCTAAAAGATGTACAGAGTCTGCTGACAGTTACAACAGATGGTGGGGCGGAGGGTACACCTGCAAAATATAACTGTTTGTGGGAAGTGACAGGCGGTACTGCTTCAAGCTTAACTTTGCAGCGCACAAGTGATGCTAATACCGATGCAAAAGTAACTAATGGTTTGACTATCGCAAGCACAAATGCAGGTTCTGTTAATACAAACAAGCGCTTTATTCTAACAACGGCTGATCCAATTACACTTAATACTACAGCTCTAATATTTAGTGAACTTACAAATACAAGCTTTACTGCTGGTGATGGTATTGATATTACTGCTGGCACTATTAGTGTTGTTGTAGCTGACTTTGCAGGCACAGGTCTTGAAGATGATGGTTCAAATAACCTACGTGTTAAGGCAGATATTACTACAGGCGCTACTGTAGCACCTGTTTCAGTGACTGCAAATGGCGTGGGTGTATCAGTTGATAATACATCCATTATCCATACTGGTGGTACTCTTGAAGTTGAAATAGTCGATGGTGGCACTTACTAGTTAATAGTAATGAGGTAGTAGATGGGACAGACAATACAGAACAGACGAACTCTTTCTTCTGGCTTTCCATCTGCTACTAATCCTAAATTTGGTGAATTAAATTATAAGGAAGATACTAATGATCTTGCTATAGGAAATAGTGCTGAAACAGGCTGGAATCTTATTGCTGGAACTACATGGCATCAAACTATTAACCAACTTGTACACAACCTTTCTGAAGATGCATTTGTTGAATACACATATAGCGGCTCAAAAGTAACAGATGTTATTGCGTGGACAGATGCAGGAAAGACTGTCAAAATACGTGAAACTAATTTAACATATACAGGAACGCGCGTGACAACGGAAGTAAACAAGCAATATGATGATGCTGGTGTTTTAATCGAAACTGAAACTAATACTTACGTTTATAGTGGTTCAAAGGTGCAGAATATAACGGTTGTTAAATCATGACGAATTTTTCAGTTATACAGGGTCTAGTTGGTTTAGTTGATGCAAATGATAACGAAGCAGTCATTAATGCAAGTGGAGAATTAAAAGTAGCGTTAGATGCAACAGCTTCATTAGGAAAAATAAAAATTGAAGGTGATCCAAGCGGCAACCTTGCGGATGTAAGCTCAAGTGGAGAGCTAAAGGTAGTACAAGCGCCACCAACCCCGCCACCTGGAACCACGCCATTTAACATTATAGCAAGTGGCAATTTAGGCGGGAATGCTAATGGATATGATACTTTTACTATTCCAAACGGTACTAACGCAATAGTACAAACATTTAAGGCATCAGCGGAAGGTGAATCAAGATCTAAATGTGAGCTATATAGCGATCCTTTAGGAGTTGATGCAACTGGGCCAAATGGTGGTGATAATATACCAGCTTCATGGGTACTTATTGACGTAACTTATACTGATAATAATAAGAATGTTAGTCCACAATCTGAAGATGTTAGTTATCCTGGAGATGGAACAGCAAGAATTGTTTTGCGTCGTAAGCGCTTAGAAGGTGGTGGTCGTGAAATATTTGGCAGAATAGATGGATATTACTCATGAGTACTTTTGATAAGAATTTTCGCATACAACGAATGACTGATGGGCAGTCAATTACTAGTCAAACTCAATATACAACTGTCTATGAATATACGGGTAGTGGTGTATTCTTTGATATTATTTTTATTACAAGCAGTAAGCGTGTAATATGTCAGTTTGAGATTGATGATGAACCAGTAATTGAAGAGTTCAATTTGCGTGACTTTGAAACGGAAGGCAGTTTAGATTTTCCAAGGGACGCTGATACATCACTGTTTACGTTTGAGTATTTATTTGATGAAGGTGATGGTGATGCCTTTAGATTTAGCATGCGAACAAATCCTATTGAATTTGCTTCAAGTGTTAGATTAAAATTAAAGAAACAAGCAAACAACAGCGTTGAACTGAATGCTGGTATGGTTGCAATACAGTTAAATTCGTAGGTTGTCATGATGGGTATTTATTTAAGTTGGACAGACTTTAAGAATGAAATAAGCAGCAGAAGCATTATTCCACAGTGGCAATTAGATAGATCGGGATTTTATAGCATTTGTGGCAATGATGGGTATATCAAGTTCTTATGTAAGCTTGATAGTGATGATACGGGCAATGCTGATCTAATTGACTTTGAAAATAATTATAAGGATGATTGGAATAAACAATTAGAGTTCCATGATAACGGTGGCATGCAGCAGTTTGTTAGTTCGCCAAGACCCCCTGGAATGACTACCTATTATACAAGTAATGGGGACAATTTGGGCGTTGGCGATGGCAATGAACTTAAATTCCATTTATTAGCTACTGATGCACAGAAACAAGTGGATTTAGTTTTTAATGAAGATGTTTATCTAAAAGATGGATTTATTAATACAGAAAATGCCCCCTTTGGTGCAACATTTGAACTTGAAGTTGTTCACCCAATAGCTGGCGTTGTTGGTAGTTTTTGTCGAGCAGTACAGATTTATCAAAGTGGACTTACCAATTTTGATAGCGAAGACAAAGCACATTTGCCAGCAGGTATGATGTTAAGAGCTATAGTGAACAACGCGTCTACTGGCGCTGAATTTAGACTTATTGGCGTAATAGAAATGTTTAGGACAACGACAGTATGAAGATAGTTATAGGATTTTCTAAACCAAAAAGATTTAAAATAGGTTCGTGGCTAATAAGGAAATTTGATCGTGTTGAATTTTCCCACGTATATATCCTATTTAAATCAACTTATTTCACGCCAGAAAATCAACTTATCTACCATGCTAGCGGCACTCAAGTAAATTTCCTTTCGATTGCTAATTTCCATCTAGAGCATCGTACCGTAAAAACCTATGAGTTTGATGTAGATAAGGACATAAAAAAGAAAATGGTCAATTATGCAGCTTCCAAGGCAGGAAAGCCCTATGGTTTTGCTCAGCTTCTTGGATTCGTATATATTCGTTTTATGCATATGTTTGGCGTGCAAGCTAACAACCCATTTGGTGAAAGTGGTTATGTTTGTACTGAGTTGGTTGCAGAGTTACTAAAAAAGAACCTACTTTTGTCTGTAAAAAAGGATACAAATGACATAACATTGCGTGATTTAGATATAATTCTGGGGGATTATGATAGACAAGTTAACACAGAGGGAGCTAGAAGAGCAGATATATAAGTACAATCTGTCATTCTTTATACGTCGTGTATTTAGAACGGTTGATCCTGCTAGTACCTACAGTCACAACTGGCATATCGATATTATTAGTGAATATCTTGAGGCGTGTAGACGCAAAGAAGTAAAGCGGTTGCTTATCAACATGCCACCGCGTAGCCTGAAGTCAATCAGTGCAAGCGTTGCCTTTCCTGCCTTTATATTAGGCCACAATCCTAAAGATAGGGTTATGGTAGCTAGTTATAGTCAAAAGCTTTCATTTGACCATTCTTTGGCAACTAGGCACGTAATTACTAGTGATTGGTATCAGCGACTTTTTCCTGACACAATGCTTGCTAGAGATCAAAATGAAAAGAGTAGGTTTCAGACGACAGAGCAGGGTATGCGCATGGCGACATCTGTAGGAAGTTCAACTACAGGGTTTGGAGCTTCTTACTTAATTACTGATGACGCGCACGACCCTGGTGGTGCAGAATCTGATGTACAAAGGCAAACGGCGATAGATTGGTTTGATCAAACTTACAGCACTCGTTTAAACAATCGAAAAGAAGATGTTATGATTGTTGTCATGCAGCGTTTGCATTCAAAGGATCTATCTGGGCATCTATTAGAGGCAGGTGGATGGGAGCATTTATGCCTTCAGGCAGAAGCAGAAGAGCGCAAGACTTACTCGTTTGGGGGTTTTACCAAGACTGTAGAAAAAGGTGAGCTCATGCATCCTGATCGTCTTGGCGAAAGAGAGCTGGAGCAATTAAAGCAGCAACTGAAACATGGTTATTATGGACAATTCCAACAACGACCTACTCCACGAGGTGGAGGCATCATAGAACTTAAATGGTTTAAGCGTTATAACGTTGCTCCAGAAAACCCAACGATGATAGTACAGAGTTGGGACACTGCCCACAAGGCTAATGCTGGTAGTGATTACTCGGTTTGTGCTACTTTTGCTCAAACTGCGAACGGTCATTATCTCTTGGATATATATAGGGCACAATTGGAATATCCTGATTTAAAAAGAACTGTGTCATCACTTCATCAAAAGTATATGCCACATACTGTATTAATAGAGGATAAAGCAAGTGGTCAGTCATTGCTTCAAGACTTTGCTAGAGATGGAAACATGAGTTGTATTGCCATTAAACCAGACAAGGACAAGGTGACACGTGCCTCAACTGCGAGTGGTATGATTGAAGGGGGAAACGTCTATTTGCCCGAGAAGGCTGCGTGGCTTGTAGACTTTGAAAATGAAGTGGAAACATTTCCACGCGGAGCACATGACGATATGGTTGATGCCATTACCCAATATCTTAATTGGATCCGCTTAAAACAAGGTATTACGCCAAGTATAAGGATGCTTTAAATGTTGCATTATTTTTGTTAACATGTACTTTCTAATTAAGAGGTAATTATGAAGAACCTGTTTGACATGATAAGCGGTGCATTTGTCGATAATTTGCTAAAAACGCTATTTAGTATTGTTATATTTGGGCTAATATCCCTGGTAACCTACAATTTGTACCACTCAATGGATTTGATTATCATTGTTAAGTGGGTTTTGTTGATTATACTCTTATATGCTGCCTACGTTTATATTAATAAGGATTAAGTATGTTTGGTTTTAAGAACTTTTCAACTAAGGGTAATCTACCGTCTAAAGAAGTCAAAAGCTCAAGTTTGTATGATTACACATATGTTCTTACCAATAAAGGTCAGATACAAGCACTAAACAACGATAACATTCAGCTGATCATTGCTAACTATGAAACCATTGCACCGTTATATAGTGCTGTTACTGCTGTTTCATCTGCTGTTGGAGGACTTCCACTTGTGGTTAAAACTAAGGATGGACAGATCATCAAAGATCATCCTGTATTAGATTTAATCAACTCACCAAATAAAGAAGAGCAGCAAACCAAAGAAGCGTTGATGTCGCAGTTGACCATTTGGCGTATCATTGAAGGGGATGCTTACTTAGAAGCTACAGGTTCAATTGATCGCGAACCGCAGGAATTGTTTATTCTTAAGCCGCAGAATATGAATATACAAACTGATGGCACTGGTTTTGCTCAAACCTATCGTTTTAACTCAAATAGCCTTACACAAACCTTTACTAAGCAGCGTGTGACGGGAAGAATTGTTGAAGACAACGATCAGGCTGAGCTATTACATATCAAAAACTTTAATCCAAGGGTGGCATCAGTCGATCCTACTGGCATGTCAGAAGTTATGCCATTATTCTTCGAAGTTCGCCAATACTTAGAATCAAGCAACCATAATCTATCTTTATTAGAAAATGGTGCACGTCCAAGTGGAGCTTTAACAATCACCAACACCCAAACTGGTATGCCTGCCTCATTAACAGAAGAGCAGTTTGCACGACTTAAGCGTCAGGTAACAGATTGTTATGAGGGATCAGACAACTCTGGTCGCCCAATGATTTTAGAGGGTGGTTTAGCTTGGCAGGAAATGGGGCTATCTCCCAGAGACATGGACTTTCATAATTTAAAGCGTGAGGCAGAACAACAAATCTATAAGGGTCTTGGTGTTCCCATCCAAATGAAAACTGACGCAGGTAGTACGTTTAACAATAAAGCGGAAGCGCGTTTGGAGTTTTATGAAAATAGGGTATTTCCTCTTGCAGATGAAATCTTGAGTGCAATGACAGATTTCCTGATGCCTCGTTATGACAACACAGGCCAATTAAACTTGGCAGTTGATAAGCAGAATGTTGATGCATTGGCGGTCAAACGCGCAGCAAGAACAGAGATGATTACAACTAATACTGTATTGACACTAAATGAAAAGCGTGAGGAACTTGGTTTTGCACCGGTTGAGGGTGGCGATCAAGTATTTACCACAGCAGGACTACCAATTGCAGGGGATGTAATTGACGAGGAGGTCTAATGCGTTCTGTCACTAAAGAACCAAAACAAGAGTTTGTAGATCAGTTAGTATCCGATCAAATAAAGCTAGAAGAGCAGTTTGCACCTAAAGTTCGTAAGATGCTTACCGATATGGGGCAAGATGTTGCTTCTATCTATATTAGCACTCGCACTATTATACCTTTAGATAACTATCGGCCACAGATGATTACATTGCTCAGAGATCACTACCGAAGAGTAATACCAAAATTTGGCTACTTCTTACGTGATCGTATTGCTGGCAGTAAGTCCAAAAGGGAGCTAATGCATAAATTTGTTCATTGGGTATTGAATAAAAAAAACATCGACGACGATTTCGATACAGAATCAGTTGTTTACATTAATAATCACAGTGAAAACCAAGCTGATATTATCATTGGTAACCAGCAAAATGTCGCCGAAGATAATATCAATAAGGCACTCATAAGTTTATTGTTACTTATGGGAACGCCTGAATCACAGATTGCCCCAGTTTTACAGTTGGACAGACAAGGCAGACGTTCCATCCTGGAAAACATGGTCGATTCTAACGTCACATTTAGCCAGGAGCGCAAAAACCGAGAGCTTCGCAGGTTGATTAACCGTGAAAACAGATTAAGTGCTGTATCACGCTCTAATGCTATTGCACTAACAGAGACTAACAACTCAATTAACTTTGCGATGGAAACAGAAACAGAGTTGGCACAGAATGACCCCGAGACAATTGCAGCAGGTGCGGCAGTTGGTGTTGCAGTCGCTAATTTACAGAAGGAGTGGGTGGCCGTGCTTGATAGCCGCACACGTCCAACCCATGTTGCAGCAGATGGTCAGGTTGTAGGCATAAATGAAAATTTTGTTGTAGGCGGCTATCAAATGCGTTTTCCTACTGACTCAAGTTTGGGTGCACCAGCAGGTGAGATTGTTAACTGTCGTTGTAAGTCGATTATTGTGACATGAAACGGCGAGCTTTAAACATTTATGCCATTGAGGATAACCCCTCACATATTATGCTTCTTGAAGGTATTATTGAAAGTACCAATCACCTGAAAGAGTTTTATATTTCTGATAGCATTATACAGCACAAGCTTTATCCTCTTATTGATATTAATGACTGGCGAGATTATTTGCTAAGACAAAACAAGTATAAAAAGAACCCTAAGCCAGACTTATTGATACTAGATATGATGCTTGGAGGAGGAGACAGCAATAAAGAGTCAGTTACAGGATGGGATATTCTTGAATTTATGTCAGAAAATAATAAACTAGTTGATGTTCCAGTAATCGTTGCGTCTGCTTTATGTCTAAATAGTACTAATATTAGACATTATTATAAGAACGTTAGGGAGCTGCTATGTAAGCCAACCATTAAGGAAGGAATACAAAACACGATAGATGATTTGGCGGTAGTTAATGTCTGATACTACAGAAATGGGGTTGTTACTTGAGTTGATGAAAGAGATCAAGAGTGGTCAGACAGAATCAGTTGCCAACCTTAAGGATTCAATTAGTGATCTTTCTACTACTGTATCTAAAATGGATGATCAGCATCACCAGAGATTTGAGAAAATAAAGAATAGAGATGAAGAAATATTTATGAAAGTTGATGCGACAAGTGCCTTAAGTGCTTCTTTAAAAGATGATCATATGCAATTAAAAAAGAACATACAGAGTCTAGAGCGCGATGTTAAGAAACTTAATAGATTACGTAATTTTGTAGTGATGATTTTTGGAGGCTTTGCTAGTGTCATTGGTTTGTTCTATCAAGAAATACTTGCTTTGTTTAAAAAAGTGCTAATAATTATTAGTCAAACTAATACAGGTGGTTAAATGAGTGATGATAGTTTAAAGATTGTTCTAACGCGTATTTATCAGAATCGCGATGTTACGCTTGGATCTCTTGATATAAGAGGAATAGAGCACCAGCCTTTATTTACACTAGAGAATCCATGGAAAGACAATAAAAGAAACATAAGTTGTATACCTGAAGGCATATACAAGTGCTTACCATATGATGGCACCAAATATAAAGATGTTTACTTAGTAACAGATGTGTTAAATCGTGGTGCTATTTTATTTCATGTTGGTAATTACGAGCGTAATACCCAGGGATGTATTTTGCCTGGCCTTGGTATTAATTATTCGACGGAAGCTATGGTGTCACATAGTAGCAGTGCGATGAATATTATGCGTAGAATTATTGAGAAACGGGAATTTGTATTAAAGGTACAATCAGTATGAATAAAACGATTATGATTCTATTACTAATCGTTTTTGTGTTGTTACCCATTTATGCTGTTGTGGACTATCTTATTGTTGATGAGATAGTAGTTGATGTCATCTTTAGGCCTTACAAGTTATCTGCATTTTGATTGGTCGCCGTAAATTGTGACCTATTATACAAGTACAGGAATAATCTTATTACTTGCTAGTCTTTTTCTCTTTTCTTTCAATTCTTGCGGCCCTTACAAAGATATGTTTTGCAAACTCTAACATGAGTAGCACAAGTTTTACCCACATGTCGATAAAAGTAAATTTGACAAAGCGTATTAACGCATCGAATGATTTAAGAAGTAGATTGGAATTGCTTTCTACCATGATGATACTCGCTATTATTAGTTGTGCGAATATAAAGTGTAGAGATAGTCTTATTGTTTTTCAACCAAATTAGTTTGATTGCATGCTTTTGTTTGCAAAGATAGGTAGGCAGTCCCATTTTGCTTTTAACTAATCTTTTTAGCACTAATATTGCTTGTTCACGTGATTTGTAATCAACATTATAAGTGCTAATTAATGATGCATAATTGCTTAACTGGACACGTTCATTCTCAATTGTAATTATATCATCCTTCATCTTTCAATTTGCCTATCCTCACGGTAAAGCAGTATCTCACGCTTATAGCAGCAACCTATCATTTTAAGTAAGGATAGTTCCTTAATCTTACTCTTGTTTTCAGTCCATGCTTCTCTACGATTTTGTGACTTATTATTTATGATTTTTGGACTAAATCCATCTTCATTTGGTTCTATTTTGTCATCACCTATAATTAAAACAGGCGATTTCGCTCTATTTGTTTTTATTGGACTGTGCTTCTTTCTCTCCTCTTGTATTAGGCTTATAAAGCTAGTCACATTATTTTTGTTCTTCATATTTACCTATAGCATCAATCAAACCAAATACCTTCTTACGTACTTTCTTGTACCTTATCTTTTTATACGATTTAACAAGATTGACAATCTCTATTTTTGACATTTCCTCATCATCTTCTAGATTCTTGGGCCTTTTTAAGTTTTGCTTATAGCCTTCAAAGAAGTAATTCATATCTACTTCAAACATATGAGCAAGATGATATAGCATAACTGCGCTAATCCTATTGACTCCCCTTTCATACTTCTGCACTTGCTGAAAGGTAACACCCAATGTATTGCCAATATCAGTTTGCACTATACCCAGGCTCTCGCGCAGTTCCTTTAGTCGCTTGCCAATATGTATATCTATTTGATCAGCCATATAACCCCCTTTTTTATTTTCTTAATTGCGAAAGCAAAAACAACCTCTGTTGTCATTGCTATCATCTAATGATGACTTATTTAAGAACTTTTCAGTATAATTCTTACTAATTTTATCCTCGTCTATTTTAACTCTATTCTCCATAGAGTCTTTATGCTCATTAATTATATCCTGAACTGTCTTTCTTTTGCGTGGCGCATTTAAAGAACATAAATCACTATAACTTTGGTATTGCTCAAGTGGCAGCTCATTTGTAGTTTTTTTTATGTTGTTATCATCCATTTTTAACCTACATTTTTATATTAAATGTTACTATCTATTTCTTTCGGGTATTGGAACCGAAGTAGACCTATCAACAATTTTACCAAAAAGTTTATTTACCCAGCTTTCAGGAACTTCAGGCGTTTTAACAGATTCAACTTTTCTAGAAATCTGCCCAGCTGATTTGCTTCTGTATTGTTTGGCTGGCACCATTTCTGGCTGTAAATCAAAATTGTGCCGACTTAAAGTTTGATGCCTCCTACTAAAGGTAAACATGCGTCTGACAAACTTTGGACTGTTTGCTTCATTTGGCTTTGATGTACAATCATTGACAATTTCTGATTTACCATGATCATTTTTATGCGTAACAGAGTCAACAAAACGTACATCTGGTGAGTCATCTTCATCTATATACAAAACCAACTTTGGCTTATCTAAATCCGTAGGGCTTATATTACTTGCCCAATAATTGGTAACCTCATCATAATTACTATGATTTGCACCTCCTAGATAGTCACTTTCAAACAAATTGAACTTATTATATTTATCTTTGATTCTGCTCTTCATTTTCTTTCCTCATAGTTTTTACTCTGTTAATAAATTGAGGCAAATCTGCATTGCTATCAATTACTTCTCCACCCTGCTTTCTATTAGCCATGCATATATCACGAAAGCTTAAATAAGCAAATGTATTATCTCCCATTGTCATAAAGAGCGCAGCTCTATGGCAAGGATTCTCGTAATCAAATGTAGATTGGTGCTTTGGTTTATCTTTCATTTCTTTCTCCATCCATATATTGTACTAAGTGGTTGTATAGTTTACATGCCTTGTATATGCAATTTTATCAAAATCATAGCCATATGTGTGCATTCTAATTTGCCATTATTGTGCTTGTAAAAGTAGGCTTTTGTTGTGACTTCTCATTCTTTTTAGGCTGTGAAAGCCATATTTTAATTATGCCATCTCTAAACGCCACTGCCGCATCTTTATTTGCAAAAGTGCCTCTATAATATGGTTCATAGTTAATTGTAAACTCTGTGTGCAAGTCGACAATATACATCTTCTTCTTCCTCTTCTTCCCTGGTGGTGAAACCATAACTTCCTGAATAGGATCAACGCGTATAACTTTACCTGTAATTTGCAACAATGTGCCACCAATATCAGCACATAAATTACCATCATAATTTAAGTAAGGTTTAATAATCATCTTTTCCATTTTAAAGCCTCCAGTTGAAATCCACTACGTTATATACCACCTAAATTGGATAGTCAATCATATTATTCAAGATTATATATTTTTATATGTGCCTTATCCCCTTTTTCTTCACAATCAAGCCATTCTTGGGCATTAAAGCGAATATGTGAGTCGTCCAATATGATCCTTGTTTTAACCAAAAAGTCGGATAAAGCCTTTTCTAAATTGGCACAATCGCGCTTACGATTGTCTGGGACTTCAAATGAATATACTACAGCGACCTTTGTTTCAAAGTAGGTTAGCCTCTGAGGCCATAATGAGGCCAAAGCATCTTCTTCCCATTTGCGATAAGCCTTTGTTTTTACTCTCCCAACATTAGGTACATTTGCGTATATAGCATTTACTGATGGTGGCTTTGGTAGCACCACGTATAAATCTGGCTCCATTTTATTGTATAAATACCCTTTAATCATAGTAATAAATAGGGAGGCTTGACAATGCAAACCTCCCATGCCCCTAACCTAGATATTACCAACATACAAACAGTCGGGGCACCTGCTTGATCTTATGCGCAAAACATATTTAGACAATAACATAAGTGACACTATTTTGTTAGTATAAATATGCAGTAGGCATTCTTTAAAAAGGCATGTCATCATTTAGTTCCCTATCAACAACAACCTGTGGCTTAGTAGAGGTGCTTAAAAGCGTATGCACTTTCTTCTTTTTTGTCTTGCTAATATTTTTTACTTCTTTTTCCTCTTGAGGAAGAGGAAGTGTATGTTTTACTGTATTGCTATCGCCGTATGCAGCGCTATGTTCAATTGTAACACCAACCAGCAATTCAAGTCCCTCTAATTCATCAGGCCTATCAAATGACTTAATTCCTACAGCCATACATAATGCCTTTAAATTCCTTAATCCAATTTCTACAGCATTAACACTTGGGTTCTTAATATTATATCTCCCCCACACATAACGCCACTTAAAAGGGTTATCCATGATACGATAAGTTATCTCAATGAACTCACCATTCTTTTTCTTTGTTTCCTTGATGCATGCCTTAATAATCTCAGCCCTATAGGTACCTTGATCAATTAAGTTTGCTGTATTGTTATCTATATCGACATCATCCACACTAAAAGCATATGCCATATCATGACTCCTGTATCTCCTTTAACTTCTGGTCATAATTTGACATTAAACAATCATAACTTACCTTGTCTGCCTCCTTTAATTTCTCAAGTGCCTTCTTATCCTTATCAGAATCAAATACGCCTTTGATATCAATTGTAGTAAAGCTATTATCTATGGCCTTGGTCTTTTGGTCAATCCACATTAGCCTAGCTTCATCTTTTTCACTCTGTGACAATCCAACATATGTAGATCTCTGTGGCATAATATCCCTATTGCCTACCTCTGCATCTAATGCGTCTGCCTCTACAATATTAAAGGCATTCATAAATAAATAGCGTCTTAAATAGGTCTGTTGTGCTCCAAGGCATTGGATAGCCGTAGCTCCCTTTAGTGGCGCCTCTGCAGCATTGCTTGTAAAAGTAATTTTATCGGCAGGATTGTCTGTTGAGTATATAGTTAACGTTGGTATCTGGCCCAGATCAACGATTGGGCATATACCATAAAGGACGCACAACTTATCAATAGCAGGCAAAATGTCGGCAAGTTCGTAATAATTAAATCCTGAAAATTTATTCTTTCCAGATTTCTTCAAGTCCATCTTGTGTAATTGTGATCGAACTTCTTGTAATCGAGCAAAAACAGAGATTGCTGCCTGCTCAGATTTATTGGTTTTATTAGTCATTGTTGGCTCATTAATTAGGTTGACTTGTAAAGTCTTATAACATATAAGTACTATATAGTCAATAATATAATTATGGAGCGGAAATGAGCGGAAATTATGTAATGATATCAGTCACTGTGCCTAAAGAAATTAGTGATTGGATACATAAAGAAAAGGATAGATTGAAGACAACAAAGAGTGCTTTTGTTGCTACAATGCTCCAGCAAAAGATGAATGCCTTTGACAGGCCAGGTGAGGAAGAATATGCACATCTTGTAGAGTGTGTTGAGCAAATGCAAAAGGCTATTGATAGATTGAGAACGGGCCCTAAAAAGAAATAATAGTCAATTGATACTAGTTGTATTCATTTATACTATGCTATGATCTCATGTCATGTAGCATATGTAAGTAATAATCCGTCTCATAAAATCTTATGGTGTCTAGATAATCAGTAGGACTAAAAGTAAGATTATCTGCGTTTGTTATATAATTGTAAAACTTCTGCTTAAAAGTTTCATTATCACCTGTATCATCTAATACATAGAATCGATCAAATTCGATCATTACACAATATATATCATACTTAAATAAAGAGCATTTCTGATCAACCTTTTTAAGGTTGTAGCTACCAAGGTTGTCTACCCTGACAAAATTATTTTCATAGTTCTCAATGTACAATATGCCAGCCATTTGCAACTTTTAATATTAGTTATTAGAGATGCCCGTCTTTCCAGGCTGTCATCTTGTGTTCTGAGTAGTATTGGAGGATAACTACACAAGAAAGTGCTCATGTTAAGCTTGGCTATTATAGCACGGATAATATAGTTGTCAATTAGATTTGGCGATACGTTTTAGCGTATAAGTTCTTGTTATAGGGTGTAAGGTATAAGGGGAGGCAGAAAATAGTGTTAAGGAATATAGGCGCCTCCCCTAGGAGAGTTCATGCTTATCGCATAAAATTACCGTAACAGCCTTTATTTTTCTGGTCAACTTAAAAGTGTAAAGTTTGTCGTTGCAGGTTATTACAATCAAATAATTGGCCGTAAAGGGCCGCTATTTGGCCATTAAAGGGCCATTAATTGGCCACTATTGCCATTTTGGAAACAGTTGCTAAAGTTCTATAATTATGTTGTAATGTCCTTACAAAAGTAAGTCCTTGTTTGTGGGCCTCCGTAGGTTGCTCTTAAATAGCATTCATGGCTTTTTGTTTTAACTGTAAAGAAATTCTTTGCGTTTACTTTTATTTGCAATACATGTGCAATACAGTTTGAGTGCGGATATTCCCGAACGGTAACAAAGTCGGTGTGTTTGAGTACATCATGGTGTTTTAATCCCGATCGGTGTCATGGGATGTGGCAACCCTCTGCTCTCTTTCTGTTAGGCTAAAGTTAATTCATTTTCAACCGATAGTGATCGTATAAAAAAGCCGCTCGCTACAGCGCTCAATGGGGTTGCGCGCTTCACGGCTTTTTTTAATCAACATAAACCCGATGTTCTTCCATTGTCTGCACCATCTTCTCTCTAACCTTTTCAAAGGTATCATAAACAGCAGAATCATGCTCACCCCATTTTATCTCCTCTCTAAGGTAACGCAACATATCGCTCAACACTAATTCCATCTTCTTTGCTGCAAGCATGCATTCAAAGTCCAAACGATCATCCTTCTCGAAATTATCTAAATCAAATTTTAATATCGCTTGAACCATCGATTGACAAAACCATCTGTCTATGTTTATCTAATCTTCAATCTTTCTTTTTATGGAAAAAGCGGGCGCTGAACTGGAAACATCACCCGCTTTAAACTGTCCGTTTCTTAGGTTACAGACACCTTAAATGAAAGTCAAGTTTCCAGTTTTTTTTAGCGGTGGATTGTAAACACAATAAACCGATGTTGAGTAATACCATGCCTATATGGGGTGCGACCGAGCTGTTGCAGCGGCAATCCATAACAAGGGCGAAAATACCCATCCGTGCCTGATGTAAAAGGCAACCTATGATGTCAATGCAATGTCATAGGTTATAAAAAACAAACCCAAGCTCTGCTTACCCAGCAACTTGGTTGGACAGCCAGCAATTACTTTTTTGCTGCAACCAAATGAGTCACTGTCCCCGTCAGTTAGATGGGTGTTTTGCCAGCTCGATAAACGTGGCAATTCCAGGATCGTCTCAAACGGTGGTAGATAGCCACTAGCGATACATGAGCGGGCACGCAATACTGGAAACATAACTGAGTACTGGAACACCACCAGATGATGTAATTATTTGAGCTTACATCATCTGTAGTCTAAATCCGATAGATCAGGATAGACTGTCCAGGAAAAGGGGATAACTGTATCTTTTAATAAGAATCATCATAATTAAAGAAAACGGCATTATCTTTATATAACGAATATAACGTGTAAAGAAAATGGCATTTCTTTTACAAGAACTATCAAGTTATAGCTAGTTTAGTCCAATTTAACTAAGTTTAATGCATACACCCGATAAGCTACTTCTAGTAGAGGTAGAAAAGTTATGCGAATTTTCAACCAAGAAAACACAAGAATATAATTGACAGTATGACTGGTGTGCGTTAAAATGGAATTATAACCTAAATTAAACCAAAAATGGAGCCAACAATGAAAACATGTGAACAATTCTTTTATCAAGAAGAAGAAGTTACCTTCCTTAAAAAGCAAGCTTTGATGCAACATCTATGTGAAGATATTCCTTATGAGGATATCACACGTGCTGAAGACGAAGACAATGTCTTTGACTACGGTGATGAGTATCAATTTTTCATAGGTACTACAGATGAGGTTAATTATTCTTTGTTATATAAGATTGACGAAAAAATTGAAGAGATAATTGATCTTGAGTGTGACGATCCTACAAGACTCCCTGTTGACATTAACCTATTTAAAGCTGAGCAATATTCGCTAGGTGCAGCGCACCATTTATCTGATGATGGCGAAGAGCATATCGAAGCGTGTGACGGTATTACGTTTTACTTATACAGGAGATATTAAGATGAAAAAGAAAAGTAGTTTAGTAGACCCACTTTTAATAACAAGTCTAGTTAAGGTAACAAGCATTGTATGTGTATCAAATATTCTTATAAGTGCCCTTACGTGGACAATATTAAATCAAATCTAATGGAGGAAAAGATGACTAATAAACCAACACACATTACCAAAGTAGAGCAAATTAACGACTTTGTTTTATTCACGGACGAAAACGGAAACATTCAGTGCAAACACAAGGAGGAATACATGGAAGCACAACAATACACATTTGACGATAAAGATAGAAACAAGCCTGTTCTAATTACAAAGGAAAAGGTTGAGGCAATGCGACAAGCTAAAATGCGTTTAAAGGCACATCAACAGGATAGTTTAACTAAGAGGGGCAGTGAGATGGCAAAGAAAGATGGGCTAGCCAAGTTACTTAACATTCTATTCGTTGTAGCTTTTCTTGTTGCCTTCTTCTCGATCATTGTATTTGGCTTAAGTGCAGAGTCAAGTGTTGAAGCGATAACTGATGAGCAATTGCTTATGGAATACGGGATCGAATAAAGTAAAGTTGATCTTGTATAATGCCCCCCACAAATAAGTCGTGAGGGGCTGGGATAAATTCCATTAAAAATGGATGATTTATCCTACATTAATGTAACGACATGGTAAATAACTAATTTAAGAAAGGAAAAGTTATGACAATAATAGTTGAATTAAAGATTGGGATATACCTAGATAACATACCAAAAGAGATTTATGATCCAGAAAAATATAGTTTATCTGAGGATTTAATAGAAACATTTCAAGATATAGCCAATTGCGCTTTACCACAAAATGTAGAAATAATGTATTTTGGTGAAGATAAGCCACCAGTAAAGGTTTTTATTGAATCGTACGAAACGGAGGAAGTGAGATGCGAAGCATAATGAATACAGATGAATTAACATTAGGACAAATTAAGCAGTTACAGTCGCTCTTTGGTGCCAATGATATTGGCAGTACCGATGGGCTTTGTGATCAAGTTGGCAAAAAGGTGCTTGTGCGTACTTATAGTGCAGGTGTTTGGTTTGGCGTGCTTGAAAAAAAAGCAGGTAACGAAATATATCTAGCTAGCGCTAGGCGATTATGGAGGTGGAAGACCAAGAAAGGTATTTCTATATCAGAAATAGCTATATACGGCCTTGATCATGAAGGAAGCAAAGTTTGCGAAGCAGAAAAGAATTTAAAATGGTTAGAGGCTATTGAAATTTCTGAGTGTACTGCTGAGGCCATAGAAAGTATTGAGGATGCACCTAATGCCTAAGTTAGAAGAATATATAGGTAAAAATATTGGCTATGGCGATGGCGATGGCTATGGCTATGGCGATGGCGATGGCTATGGCTATGGCGATGGCTATGGCGATGGCTATGGCGATGGCTCTGGCGATGGCTCTGGCGATGGCTCTGGCGGTGGCGATGGCGATGGCTATGGCTATGGCGATGGCTCTGGCGATGGCTATGGCGATGGCTCTGGCGATGGCTCTGGCGATGGCTCTGGCGGTGGCTGTTGTTAATGATATGCGCAAAATAACACGAGTTCAGCTTTTAGATATGCTTGGAAAGTATATGG